AACCTGCCCCGCCTCGCCAAAGTCTTTGATGTATTCACCAGTCCTAATCATGTTGAATATCTGTATGAACTCTTGTAGTTCGTCAGATGTTAGAACGTGAGAAGCATCTGCTGCAACGATTATGAAGTTAAGTGGTAACTCTATATTGATAGAACCGAACTCAGCAACTCCCCATCCATCAACTGCTCCAAATCCACCACCCATTCCGTAAGGCTGTAGGTTTATTAAACCGCCAAGCGTATCAGATATAAGGTTGTGTAGTGCATCTTGTATAGATAGCGTGTGTTTTTGGGTTAAAGTTATATTTCCAGAAGTAAGTTCATGCAGTGCATTAGCAACATCCAGGTAAGAACGAACCGCTAGGGTTACGCCCTGTGCTGTGTGACCATGCAAGGCATTTTGTACTGCGAGTGTTTTATGTTCGACCAGTTCAAGATTACTGCTTGAAGTACCATGTGTTGTGTTCTCGACAACAATAGTATGCTTCTGTATAAGTTGAATCTCAGTAGAGGTAAGCCCATGAAATGCGTCATCCACTCCGAGGAAGTGCTCCGATGTAATCGAGGCATTGTCACCAAGGTGTGTGTGCAGTGCATTATCAACCGATAGAACGTGTTTTTGTGTTAGCGTTATATTATCTGATGTCAATGTATGAGCACTAGATTGTACAACGATTGTATGTTTTTGTGTTAGATTTATATTGTCAGAAGATAACTGGTGACTAGCTCCCTGTGGTGATAGTGTACCACCAGCAGGAAGACCAGATATACCGAGATACAGCTGACCTAAGTAGTAGCCACCAAGCATTCAGTTCTCCTATGCAGTTCGTTGCCACATGTATTTTACTACATACGGCTGGAGTGTTGACAGGGCTTCTGTTGGTGTTGACCTAATCGAACCGCTTACTTCATTTTGAGCACCAGTACCCCAGGAGTTACCATTGACACCCTGTCCAGTAGAACCACGATAACGTGCCCTACCACCAGCTTGCAGTGGTGTTGATAACGACTCATAAGAAGTAGAAGTACCGTCACCGTGGTTTGTGTTAAGATAGATTGAGTGCCAGTGTCCCACAAGCATTCCTGTTGTCATATTGTAGGTTTCGACACCGCCAGTAGCATCTAATGTACCAAATGTACCAGAAGCAGCCTTACCAACAAGAACCTTTCCCTCTATAGCAGTCCACGTTCCAAACCCATAAAGGGTAGCAGGGTTAGTGCTTACACCGAGCACCACGATAGAACCGACTGGAAGAACAGCTTGTTTTGCTGCAGATATTGCAGCATCCACATAAGCCTTTACACTTTGTTGTGTAGGAACTTTAGTATCAGCATTTGAAGACATATTGTCTTCGTCAACTACCCATGAGTTTGTTTTTACGTTTGTGTCTGTATTCATGGTAGCACCAGCAGCATCTACTGTTGTAGAATCTACAACTGGTATATCAGCCAAGAATAAGTTGTTACTAATACGCCATCCAGCTTCTATAGACTTTGCCGTAGTAGAACCTTGTGCTCGTAATACGGTAAGAGTATCGTCAGTTCTAGCTGTGACCTCTAACTTTTCAGCATTGTCTAGTGTTGGGAACTCAGATGGTGGATGCACCGTAACCATAAATGGAGTTGCAGGGAATCTTACTCCGTGTCCAGTTTGTAGCACTATAGTAGTGCCAGAGGTTGCAGGACTAGGTGGAGTCAGAATTGTGCTAGTTGCATAATCTTTTAAGTTACCCATTAGGCAGTCCTTTCCCAAACATACTTAGATATGTATGGTTGCATATTTGATGATGAGGCACTTGTTCCACCAACCTGAACAGCCGATGTACCAGTCTCTCCAAACGCAGTGCTTTCTCCGCCACCGTCAGAACGTACACGCCTGTTTTCTGGGTGAGCTGGCGTACTTGCTTCCTGAAAGTCTATATATAAGCTATTCGGTTGCCAGAATATCTGCATGTTAGCAGCGTAACTACCTGCAGCGTGGGTGTGGGTCTTAGCACCGCCAGTATCATTTAAGTCGAAATCACCATCAGTGTCTGATACACCAACAACAACTCGTCCCTGGATACGTGTCCAAGTTCCGAAGCCATACAGCGTTGCTGGGTTTGTGCTCACGCCAAGCGTAACAACGAATCCGACTGGCATCATTGCTTGAAGAGCAGCTGACACGGCTTCTGAAACTGCAGAACTTTTAGTATCGTCTAAATCTTCTTTATATATACCATTTGCTACTAAGTCTCCATAAGAGAACTCTTTAGCTGTAGTACCTTTTTGTGCTCTCGTTATAGTGAACGTATCACCAGATTTGGCTGTTACTTCTACGATTTCACTATTTATCTTCCTAGACCATTTGTTTTTTGGACTTAATGTCAGGAAGAAAGGAGTTGCTGGGAATAGAGCACCATCCCCAGTGTAAACCGTTAATGTAGTGTCAGAGTCGCTAAGTGGGGCGAACAATACACTGTTAGCAAGGTTTGCCTTATTAGCCATCTAGGACTCCTAACTTGGGTCGCTTACTTCAATTTTCCATGCTGGGACTGTAACCGTGTTACCTGATGTCAGAACCTGTGAAGTACAAGTAGTTACATAGAGTAGGTTAGAGGCATCACAGATTGCCACGTATGTAGCAGTACCGTTGCTGTCAACTGGAACGTCTGCTTGCTGTCCAACAGTAACCTTGCGTCCACTAACATCACCGTCAGCTTTCACGAAGTCAGCACCATCTACAACAACGTCAGCAAGTTTGAAATCAGTGACTGCCTCGGTTCGGGTCGTAGGTTGTGCAGAACAGACCGTAAGAATAGTACCAGTAGCAACTTTATCGAGCAGTGAATCTAATACTGCGTCTGATGCGAATTTCGCCATCGTTTGCTCCTAAGTTTAATTAATACTTATGTTTTTAGCTATTAAACATAAAAAAAGAGAGTAGGCAGATAATGTCTACCTACCCTCTAAAAGAGTGTTAAATCAGTTAATCCGAAGATTAAGCAGATGTAACAGGGCGTGTGATTTTAACGATGTGGTCAGCACGTAGGACTTTTACACCCCACAACTGAGCACCAGCGATAAAGTCAATACCGTTAACTTTGTCACGGTCAGACTCGAACGATGGAACGTTCTGAACTGCACCAATGACGGCACTCTTGTGGAACATCAGGAAGTTGTAGTTACCACCAGAAGTCGTAACTGCGTTTGAAGTGTAAACCTTCATTCCGTAGATTTCACCAACAAGACCAGTCGTACCCTTAACAAGACCAGCTTCACCTGTTTCCTTGTAAGCAGTAAACTCTGGAACTTGTCGCAAGTCACCGAGACCGTAACCGTTAACTACAAGTGCTCGACCCTCAACAGGTACGTTAGCAGCATCCAGTTCGGCAGCAGCACGGACAACATCTGCGAAGGCAAGAGTTGTATTAGAGTTACCAGTTACGGTAACAGTCTTACCAGCACCAGCAACTGCTTTACGCATTACTTCTTCGTCAAGAGCACGGTCAAGGTAACGACCAAGACGCTGTGTGTAAGGCTGACGGAACTCGTATGCAGACTGAGCTTTAAGCACATCCTGAACACCAAGTACCTTACGAATGTATCGGTCAATGAGCAAGTCAACTTGGTCAGTGTCAAGACCATCAATGGTTAGACCAGAGACAGGTGAGTTAGTTGAGGTGTCATCAGTAATTTCATCCAGGAAGTTAAGGTGAAGTGTATCACCCTTCGCAGAGATTTCACTAGAAAGACGACCATCAATCAAAGCCCACATGACAAGGTTGTTGACACGGTTCTCTTGAAGTTCTTTCGCCCACAGTTCAGGAACGTTAAGAGCTTCATCACCAGAACCACTTACAGCACCAGTGCCGATAGTAGGGGTTACATAATTAGGCATTTTTTATCCTTTAAGATAATCTATTTGTTTATTGTCTTTTCATTGCAGCATCAACTAAAGCACGATGTTCTGGGTCGTTAGGATTGTATTCATTCCTAATCCACTCAGATGTGACCTTAATTGGTGTTTGCGGTTTTGATGTGGTTGCAGCAGCAGAACCTGCTCCAGCAGCCAATGTTTGATTCATAGAAGTACGTTCTTCTCGTCTCGCTTCCTCAACAGCAGCACTGGTATCAGCAGGCTTTTGTGCAGAAGCTAAAGCATAAAGGGTAGGCAAATCATTTAAGAGATTACGAGCATAATCATCACCATATTCAGCACGTTTCTCAGATACAATTTGAGCCATTACTGGTTCAAGGCTTGCATCTTTACCCTGCATGAATGTAGCTTTCTTTTCTCGATATTCCCAATTTGCTACTTTAGCAGCTAGTTTCTGTACATCTGTTGCGTCATCACCTAGCGTAGACAACTGTGTAGAGGTTTCCTCTAGCTTCGGCTGGCTTTGCTTGGTTTTGTCGTATGCAGACTTATTGTCCCTAGCCATCTTGAGAAGGCTAAGTTCACGTTCGGATAATTCCGAGAGGTCATTGATACCCTGACCTTTTGCAAACTTGGCAAGAGCTGCGTTCTCGTCATCTGCATTTTGGGTGTTAGTAGTTGCAGATTCAGTAGACGCTGGTTGTTCAACGGTGTTACCACCATTGTTTTCCGTTGTTGCTTGCGAATCCGCTGGTTGTACGGCAGGGTCGGTTGTACTCGAGTTGTCGGCAACCGAAGTGTCTACCTCATTCCCAGTAGTGGGTTCTGGCATTTAGGATACTCCTTATGTATTCTATTTCGTTGTAGCTGAGTCAACGTATTGCTCAACATACGATAGTATTATATCACATCCTCTAGCGTTTTGCAAGAGGGAAAGTGACTTCTCGCCATCAATAACGAGTTGTTCCCCATCTGCGACAGGAGAAGGCATTACCATTTCCTTTGCATAGGTAGTGAGCATCTCGCTAGTTGAGTGACCATAAAGCATTAAATCTTTATATGCTTCGGTCTGAGAGAAGGAAAGCCATTCTCTTGCGATTTTGGCTTCCCTCTCATTATTGGCTTTCGCCTTTGCAGCGAGTTTCTTTGTGTTCTTTGGTTCTACGTTAGTCATCCTTATCTCCCAGGCGTTACGCTTGTTTTCATTTTAGTGCCAGTTTGTGCAGCCCTAGCTCGTGGGTTGTTACCCTGAGCACTGCCCTTACCGCCACCACCTTGACTACCTGTTTGGGTAGCCCGACCTCGTGAGGTATTACCGAATGATTCACCACCACCGTTCACTAGAGCTTCCTGACCACCAGGCATAACCAAGGTATCTGGGTTCTGAGTTAGTGATGGGTCAACTGCCTGTCCGTCACCGCCTACAACTGGTGGAGCTGGTGGGGTCAACAGTGCATCAATGTCATCCTTTGGAGAGTCTGGGAATATAGCAGTAAATATCTTACGCAATAGAACTTCCTGGTTGACAATCGGGTTGTTCATACCGAACTGAGCAGCAACTTGTACCGCCTGTGCCATCTGTTCAGCTTCTGCCTTAGCACTAGCTTCAAGGATAACACGTGGTTGGTATTCACCTGTGTACTTCTTAGGGTCGTAATCTTTCCATGATGCACCAGTCTTACCGATAACACGTACTGCGATTTCTTTAGTAACAAAAATCTGAATCATCTTGTAGAAGATACGTGCAAGTTGTGCAAATCCTTCATCCTCAAGGTTCTGAATCTTAGTCGTAAATCGTGTACTTGCTTGGTTAAGCTGTGCAGCAATTTCAGTTGCAGTCGTTCGTGAGAACTTCTGAGCTACACCCTGGACAGCAGCATCTGCAGCCGAAGCTGTACGCATAGCTTGTGTCAGTCGTGAGATTTCAGTATCTGCAGCTGGACTCATATCCTGCTTTTCGATAGCCGTCAATGCACCCTTTGGAATTGGGAATACTGCACCAGGCATAGATTCGATTTGCTCTGCAAGATGTTTGAATCGAGGGTCGATTTGCCACATGTTGTTAAGAGCATAAGCAAGGTTGTCTCGCTTCTGGCTAGATGTATCGTTAAGAGCTTCCTGCATAGGGATAAGCACTTCGACATCTCCTCGAGCGAAGAATAGATTCGAGTCTGTGTAGTTACGCAGGATAGCGAATGGCAAGAAGCCTGCAATACCTGGGATAACTGTCTTAGTCTCTACTGGTTGACCGTCTACTAGTGCTACACCAGTGACTGTCTTTTCTTTTCGCTGGAATGGGTTATCAGCTTCGAAGATAATAACACTTCGGTTAGCAATTATAATCTTTTTCTTAGCTGTGTAATACTCGATAATTTCTACCTGATGCTTTGCAGCGTCTTTTCCAAGTGTAGAACCGAGCAGTTGCTCCTTACGAGTCTTGTCATCTGGGTCTCCGAGAGAACCATCCTCAACCATATTGAGGTTCTTGTACATGTCAACCATTTCACCAGTTTCGACATCGAACATCTTCTTCTCTTTAAGTTGAGAGAGGCTAGTCAGGTAACGATAACCAGCGTATTTAGCATAGCCACGTTCCTCTGGACGGTTAAGGTGAGTAGCAGTCGGGTCAATGAAGAAGTCCGAAAGCGGGATGTGATGGACAAGTGGTTTGTCATTCTCCCAGCTAACCATGAACACTCCATTACCGTAGATAATCATATCACCTACCCAGTTGAGCATCTTTTCTGTCATGTTATTGCATGACCAGTAGTAGTCTACCAGGGCGTTAAGCACCTCGGTATCCTGCTCCTGTTCCTCATCAAGAGGCATATATTTGAACTTTGGCTTAGAACCTGCAATAGCAGCTTTGAGCGATTCTACAATGGAGAAGATTTCTGGAATGAAGTCATCTGCAACACCTGAATAGCCTCGCCTTGTGCGAATAGCGTTGTAAGCCTTAAAACAGTCTTCCCAAACTTCTTGATAGTTCGTCTGAACATAGCTCCGAGCACGGTTAAAGTCTCCCATTACTTCACTAAGCAATGGTTCTCCTCTAACGATGTCGGCTTCCGTCAACTTTGGGGTATCTGGATTCTTATCTTTCATCTTTTAATTACCTTATGTTTCGATTTACGGTTTGCAGAGCCTTTTGGCTTGTGAACCTCAAGTTTACTCGTGTCGTTGTCTCCCCATGGGAACAGCTGGAACGCAATAGCCTTGGCTATCACGGTGTCATCATGTTCACCTTCTTCTGCATTCATTCTTCCTCGTTCATCACGAACAAAAGCGAATGCCTCTTCAACAAAAACGATGTCTTTGTCTTCATTAAGACCTTCACGGATAACCCTGATTAGGTCGTCAATCATCAGTCGCTTAGTGCGAACATCAGTCTTCCAACCCAGGTTCGATGTAGGCTCTTCAAAGTCCTCATCATATCCTCTGTCTCGTTTGTATAGGTTTGTGTAGAAGGTATCACGCAGTTTCTGCACCGTAGTAAGACCATGGTTGTTTACCTCGACCCCGATAAGTGCGTAATTGTAGTGTACCCCGAGAGCACCCAGTATTTCCCCGAATCTGTCAGGGTCAACGTGACCTCTCCACCTAGCTACTGTCTTCATAGTGGATATATCCACGACTTCTGCTACAGAAAAGTCTCCTGTTTTGAGTCCTTCTGCAACGTCAGCTCCGATAACATACTCATGTCCAGGGATAGGGTCTTCGAATATCTTTAACGGTGCTACATAAGTAAAATCGTCAATATTCGGGTCAAACTCTACCTTTTCTAGTATGTAATCCTCGTGGGCTTCACCTGTCATTAGCTTATAATAGTCGTATTCGTCCTCTTCTAAGCATAATAACTCCATCTTCTCGAGTATAAGCACTGGAAATACGTTAGCACCAGAGGCAACGAAGGCTTCATTGGCTACTGATGGGTATTCCTGGTACATTCTGGCTGGGTCAGATGCGAAATCCTTGGATTTTCTTCGGTAAAACTTGATTTTCGGGATAAATTGGGACTCATCTACACTGTAGTGGTCTCCATCCCAGGTATCATAACCCTTTTTGAACAGGTCAATGAGGAATAACTCATATTCTGTGAGTTCTCCTACCTCTTCATCGTTGTAATCTTCGTATTCATCAATCAACCACCAAGGGAAAAAGAATGGAACAAAGTTGTTCTTGCCTTTTTCAGCGTTTCTCCACTCCTTGTGGAAGTAGTTTCCTTTACCTTTTGCGGTAGATTCTAGGAAGATAAAGGTCTCGGGTAGGAATGGAACGGTCTGCATAAGTGATGCGACAAGTTCTTCTCCATTCTCCCATTCACCAACCTCACTAGCATGTAGAAACTGCACAGTGTCAGAACGACCTGCACTCGTGTTCTTAGCGGTAGCCGTCTTAATTGTTGAACCAAGCCCAACTTGGTTGCCTTCTTCATCATATCTTTCAAAACTTAAATCCGATTTAGTGTTGTATTTAATACTTGGCTTGAAAATAGGGTTACTGTTGTCATAATATCTACGGAACATCATGTACAAGTTCCTTGCGGAAGCGTCCTCGTGTCCGATAATGACTGCAGTTTGGAATCGGTTCGTGCTAGTCCACCAATAACAGATAGCCTCAACTATAGTTGAAAGTCCCATCTGTCGAGCCTTCAATAGAATCACTCGAACAGGTACACCATTCAACAAACACCAGATGACGTAATTGATTAATGCCCTCTGAGGCTTGTTTGGCACTAGTTTTACCAGCTTACCAGCTTTTGCTCGAATCCATAGGTTATTTTCAATGTACCTATATATGTCGTTTTTGATGTCCAGTATCTTCTGGCGTTGCTCCTCTGATAGCTGGTACTCTTCCATGCTAAATCTCTTCTCGGTATTTGCGTAGTAAGAGGTTAATCAGCTTGGACTTATTCTTGACTTCCTTTAGGAACTCGAGATTGTCATCCCAGATGTACACCTGTACTTTATTTATCTGTGGCATTTTTCTTCTCCTCGGGCAGTAGTTTGTCTTCCATTTTCGCCCTAACTTCATCTACCCTTGTGTAGAGTCGTTCTTTATACATTCGAATTGTCCGATTCTTTTCAGCCTTTGGCATGTCCATACGGTCTAGGACTCGCTTGAGTTCCTTGATTCCGAAGTTAAACGGCTGCCTCTTGCGGATTATTTCTTGCTTTTCTTTTTCGCTTGCTTCCATAATTTCTTAATCTCCTCTTCTTCATTTGCTTCGTTCGGTATAAAAACGCTTTGTCCGTTTATTGTCAAATGTACACCAAACTCATTACCTTCCCAGTGGAAGTTGTTGTTTTCCAGGTCATCTATGATGCTGAAACACAGCTGGTCAAAGTATTCCTGGTTCTGAATCAATCCAATTTTGTTGTCCATATTACTTCAAATCCTTTAATGCTTCTTCGATGTTAACATGTCCGACTAATTGCTTCTGTACGAACATACCCTGGTCGATACCAAGTAATTTAATAGCTTGAATCCTGTCGCTTGCCTTCTCGTATTTGCTTGCTGCAATACTGGCTAACGCCTGTTTCAAGTGTTCTGGCTGCAGCTTCACGATATTCTGTGCCTGCTGTATCCATTGTGGTGCTACGTTCATTATACTCGATGCGTAGCTCTCAGAGTACCCTGCTTTAATTGCTGCATGGTAAGCATTCCCCCAGGTGTCTGTTTCTGTAGGGTCAAGGTAATAGCGTAGGAACTCATTCTGCTGCGGAGAGTTAGTCCACTGATTAGCAGTAACACCCTTCTCACCTTGCTTCCTGACTCCAAACTTCTTACCCTTTTTGCTCAGAGACTTCGGTTTTCGAGGCTCTGATTCGACATCAATTAGTTCTACTAATTCGTCTTCTGTGGTACTTTGTTCCATTGGAACTCTGTTACCATCGGTACTAGTTTCTGTTGTCATATTGTGTATTATACCACACTGTTGTAGAAAAGTCAATAGCAATCTGCGGAAGATACATACCTTTCTCTCCCCCCCGACCTATTTTAATCTGTTACGAGGAATCCATACCTTTTGAAAAAATGTAGTTTGTGTATTTGTGCCGATTATACCCCCCGATGTATATAAAACAACACGCCCACAACTGATTGCCCTACCCCACCCCACCTATTACACCATATAATCCTAAAAACGCAAACAAAAAACAAAAGCATTATAAAACACTTACCAAACATACCGCTTGTGTATATGTCAACTATATGTCATAACTACCATTACCATTATGCCTAGGCATAAGCCGTTTGACTTATTCCCCTTATGATTGCATAATATATAACGGGGGATGGCGTACTATATTATACAATCATATCAACTATATAGCAATACTACTAACACTATAAAGTTATCCACAGTCTATGATGTCATAAATACAACACATAATTGCATTTAACTATTGCAATATAACGCCATGGGGTGTATTATAAGAGTATAACAGTTGATAAAGATATAAATCACTGTAACGGCTATCCGATAATCTAAATAGGGTAATGACAATTACAATATAAAAACATAAAAACAGGTAATAATCAATATGAATTATAGAATGATATTAGAACATATTATTGCTATATTGCTAATGGGCTATACGCTATATAACATCTTTACAGTTGATATATTTAATGGTATACAATCCCTTGCAATGCTTATAGGAATATGTTATAGTGTATACGTCTATATGGTATATTGGGACATAACCAAAAACTAGCAGGCATCGGGCGACTTGACATCTGTTGAGGATGTTGTATAATTAACAATCTGGGGTATATTGTGCTTATGGCATAAGTTATAAGCAAAAAATACAACAGAAAAAGGTTGACAATATCAACGCCATCAGCTATACTAGAGACAGGTTAGAAAAGAACTAGCCACAATAATAAATAAGCATAGAGGATATATATACTATGAAACTATATACAATAAATGCAACGTGTGAACAACACAAGTATACTATACAACAGAATGCAGAACATCACAAGGTGTATGCTGCTAGTGTTGCCGAGATTCTATCAGAACATAAAATTGACGGTTTTACAATAGAACGTGTTGAGGGATACTGGCAGGGTGTACCAGAGAAGTCTTATAAGATAAGCATTGCTATTGAGGATGAATCAGAGCTTGACACAATCTGTGAAAAGTTGCGTGATACATATCAACAGGATGCAGTGATGTTGACATATCCAGATAATAGTGTGAGGTTTATATAATGGTTGACAATAACGAAGAACTATGTTGTACTTGGTGTGGTGATGCTTGTGGGGATTCTATCTGCTACAGTTGCCAGGATACAATGGACGATATGGGACTTGACATTGATATGTTTTGATTAGATAATATAATAAGCTGGGCAACTTGTAAAACTGCCTAGAATGTGAGATAATATGACACTTTACAACGCTAAACAATTATGGTTTTATAATGGTATTATTGCCAAGGGATATAAGTTGACAAAAGATAATAAGATTGTAAAGGATGTTGACAATGACTAAATATATTGTACTGCTAGGATTGGCTGCGAACTGGTTTGCATGGTCTTTACTAGTGATTGGATTGATGGCATAATATGAAAAAGATAATGATAACATATAATAGCATAATTGCAAGGATGATGGGATTCTAATATGAATATTGACAAACAAGCAGAATATATTGCAGTAGTATTGACACTGCGAGGAATCGAGGTATAATATGAA